TACAACAAATCGGTACTCCACAAGAAGTGTACAACACTCCTAACAACGTATTCGTAGCTGGATTCATCGGATCACCAGCAATGAACTTCTTCAATGTAACATTACAAGATGGCGTGATTTCAAATGGTAAAGGTTTATCATTACAATTACCTGAAGCGAAGAGAAAACTTCTTGAAGACAAAGGTTACAACGGAAAAGATTTAATCTTCGGTATCCGTCCAGAAGATATCAAAGGTGCTCAAATCGCTATCGATACTTATCCAGCAGCAACAGTGAAATCAGAAGTTGTTGTATCAGAATTACTTGGTGCAGAAACAATGCTTTACACTCGTGTTGACGATACTGAATTCGTATCTAAAGTGGATGCACGTGACTTCCACAACCCAGGCGAAACAGTTGAATTAGCATTCGACTTAAACAAATCTCACTTCTTCGACAAAGAAACTGAGGAAGTTATTCGCTAAGAATAAACTATAGAAATTACAAAAGCTGATAGCTCGAATGAGCTGTCAGCTTTTTACTTTTATACATCTATTTATTCGTCTACTTCTTGAAACTCACATTCAAAACGATATTCAAAGAACTTCTCGATCACTGCTTTCAGTTCATCTGTGCTGAGTTTTTGAATAACCGCATCGAAATCAATCGCTTCTAATTCATCTTCAGTGAGCTTTTGATAAGGCGGTAAATCTGAATACTGTCTTAACTCATCATAAACAATGAAGTCCCCATCAATAAACGATTCGATAAGTCCACGTCTTTGAAGAAGGTAAAACAACTCTGGATAGCTATCAGCCGTAAAACTGTACACCGTCTTATCAGAATAAATACCACAGCAGTGTGTTTGATTGAGATTTAATTTTACTTTTGTCATCTTAGTTTAGCCTCCATTACTCTATAAAAACCTATCTAAATAAGAAGCTACGGGACAAAACTTACCGTAACTTTGATATAGCCACAAAAAGATAAGGAGAAGAGGAGATTTGAACTCCCGCGCCGCTTTCACGACCTATCGCATTTCGAGTGCGACCCCTTCAGCCTCTTGGGTACTTCTCCATGGTTCTAGTATAGTACGGAGATATTCTTCAATCAATCCTTTTTTATCAATAGAGTTAAATAACACTGCTGACTTTCATAAGATTTCATATTGTTGCAACCTTTTTTCAGGTCTATAATTAGCTTTAAAGGAGGAGAAGAATATGTTTAGCTGGTTGAAACAAAAAAAGATTCTTATGTTGAGCAATTAGAAAGTTATTATTACACTCAACTTGAACTAGAATACGCATATAGAAAATCTGGTAATCAAAACAATACCATTATATCGGGTAAAGATCTCGTATCACTGGTGTTCGAAAAGGATAATCAATACGATTCCAATGCGGTAGCTGTTTATGCTTATAATCTAAAAATTGGGTATATTCCTGCTTATGATGCTCCAACGGTAAGAAGAATGATTAAACCTGAAGTAAGTTTGCGCTTATACTATTACAACGAACAATATAGAGCCGAAATTACTATTTCTCATTTGGGATTGAGAAAAGCAAAAATATAAGTAGAAATACGAAAGAATAACCATTAGTTGACAAAAAAATACAGATGTTGTATCATGTGTGTACTTGAAATGGACAGCAACTCGATTGCTGTTACTCACCTCTTTTACAACATTGTTGTGAAAGGGGTGTTTTACTTTATATGACTAAAAAACAAATTATTCCATTTAAAACATGGGAACAACAATTAGAGCAGATTAGTAAAAAGAATATTGATTTAAATAAAGAATACCATGCAAGATATATCGAAATATTGAAGAATCATTCTTACTATGCATTAATCAATGGATATAAGCCAATTTTTCTAAAAGATGGAATGAAAGACGAAATGATTGAGGAAACTCGATTTGATCATTTTTATATCTCTAAAATCATAGAAATGGATTTATCAGCACTTCTTCTTAAATACCTATTAGTAATTGAGCAGGGGTTTAGAACCAGAGTTTCTTATGTGATTGCTCGAGATTTTGGAACTGATGATAACCTATATACTGACCCAAGTCTTTATAAAAATAGCCGACGTATAAATAAACAATCTGTATTAAATGCATTAAACGAAATTATCTTACAACCTCATTACCAAAGTTATTCCTATTACTTTTCTCATCAAAGAGAACCTAAAGCGTCTATTCCTCCTTGGATTTTACTTCAAGATGTTGATTTTTATAGAGTGATTCAATTATATAACATTCTACCTAAGAATCTTCAAAGAGAAATACGTTCAGATTATATTCATTGTAATGACCGTAATAGTGCGGAATCAAGAGAATTTTCAGATACTCTAAATTTCCTTAGAGAATATCGGAATTTGTTTGCTCACAGTAAACGAAATTTTAAGGAAAAAATTAAAAATTCAGCTAGACGTAGGACTTGTGTAAATTCCTTTTTCCCTAGTTTATTTAACAATGTATCTTTTGAAAATCATAGAAACAAAGATTTGGTAACTTGTCTGTATTTAGTTTTTTCTTTTTTAAATGATGATTTCTTACGGGGACGTTTATTAAATGATTTGCTAGCTTTATTTTCTTTAGATAGTTATATTGAAAAAGATTCATTAGCTCCTAAGGAATTATTTTCTGGTAAAACAGCATTTGACATATTAGAATTGCCCAGTGATTTGATAGATAATCTTGCTAGTAATTTACAAAAAGATAAATTTACAAAATAAAAAACCACCGACTCACGGCCGGTGGAAAAAAGGATTAGAAATATTTATTTGGGAGGATAAAAAAACTTACTGTTTATATTACAAAAGAAAAGTGCAGAAAACGTTGATATAACAACAATTTCATTTTTGCAAATTTAGAAAACTATGTATTATTTTAGACAGTTAGAAAGTCAAAAGGATAGTCAAAATAAAAAAGCCTACCAATTAAGGTAGGCTTTATTTTGTTATTCTTCGAAATGGATTGCACCATTTTCGTCTACATAGACTGCAGCACGTTCTAGCATCTCACCATTTTCTTTAAAGTAGTAGAATTTATCACCAATCTTACGTACTTCCTTGGAAACCATGTCCCCATTTTCGTTTGTACAATAGTACCATTTGTCGAAATACTGAATCCAACCAGTAACCATTTCTCCAACGTTATTGAAGAAGTACCATTTGCCATTGATGTTTTGCCAACCTACAGCCATGAACCCTCCTGGCTTTAACCAATACCATAAGCCTTCAGCGTCTTGGTACCAAGTATTTTCAAGAGCATAGCCATTGTCATCAAATCGGAAGTAACTTCCATTAATCTTTTCCCATTTTGATTTAGGGTAAGATCCGTCATCGTTTCTATACCACCAACCCTTTTCGTCTTCAAGCCAACCGCTAGGACGTTGGACGTTTTCTGAATCAGTAGCATAATCTGGACGAATAAATGCGACCATATTTGCGTATGAGCGTGTACGATAACGAGCAGGGCCACCGTTTTCTAGATAGTCCCAGTTCCCATCTACGTTCTGTTCGATAGTCTTAAGAGTGTAGCCATCACTATCTTCGATTACTACACCAGTATGCCCATAAGGCGAACCTGGAACATCCATTACAAAGATGTCACCAGCTTTTGCGATAACTCCCGGACCTTCTTGAATAACATTAAGTCCTTGAGCTTCAGCAGATTCAGGTAAATTAATAGCATTTCCATTAACTACTTTCCCAGTAGCTTCATACATTACTTTTGCTACTAAATCCCAACATTGCCAACCGTACCACCCGTCAAAGTTAACACCAATGTTGTTGTCTGCTAAATTTCTTACATAATTGATTGCTTGCGTTAAAGTAAACATAAAAATTCCTCCTTTTAATTATGGCTATGTTAATGGCCAAGGGTCTTCTGTAACATAAGATATGTTGGAAACCCTGATGTCTCCGATATCTCTATCGGTTGGTACGGGGTCAGTGAATTGGAATCGTAAGTGATTGGCATCACCTTGACCTCCAACATACCACGTTCCATACGGTATACCATCGTCGTTGTATATTGGACCAATTAGTGAGTTTGCGGTTCTATATCCATAAGGTATAGCGCCGTTTGATAAAAGGAAACATTTCTTTTCACGGTTTCCTGGGTGTGCAACAAATGCTGGATTACTACGTCTGACAATTCCAAACCAACCCCATTGCAGTCCACCAAATTGGTAATATACGGTATCGTTAATTCTGCGGATACGTACGGAAGAATTGCCTAATTTAGAAAGTGTGTTTAGGGTTTTCCAACCGGTATCACCGTCTAATACAGCCCATCCTTGGTTTCCTGACGGTGTACGCTTAATCCATTTCAGAGCGCCGTTTGTTTTACGTGTGTCGACGTATGTCTGTCCGATAGTACCATCGACTTTACCGTTTGGCATACCTTCACCAGTGAGTTCACTAGATGATGTAGCTGCATTTTGACCAGAAGCTGGTAAAGTAACTGTTCCACCACCGTGAGACAGCGTTAGTGTGTTCCCGCTAAGAGATAGAGTTTGTGGAATTCCGACTCCGTCCGCACCTTTTGGACCTGTTAACCCAATAGGTCCTTGAGGTCCAGTCTGCCCGATTGGCCCTTGTTCCCCACGTTCACCTCTTTGTCCGTCTTGCCCACGCTCGCCTTGTAACCCCTGTGGTCCGATAGGTCCTTGAAGTCCGTCTGCCCCTCTTGGTCCAGTATCTCCTTGTGGTCCGCGTTCCCCAGCATCTCCTTTAGGTCCACGCTCACCAGTTTCCCCTTTATCACCTTTTGGTCCAGGCGTTAACGAGATGTTTCTCAATTCATCCTTAGTTGCAAAATTACTTGTGTCGATATTTGGTTTTGATTCTAGAACCGATATACGTTGTTTTAAGGCGCTATCGTCATAGATGGTATCTTTATCGGGCTTCTGCTTTAAAGTCTCAATTTCGGTTGAAATACGTCCGATTTCAGTGCGTAGATTGCTATCGTCATAAGTTCCACCTTGCTCTTTGATTTTTGCAAAGAGTGCATCTAGTTCTTGCTTAGTAACGATGTTTTCAACATCCACGATGCGCCCCGATACTTGTTCGACTAACGGTGCTTTTTTTGCTTTATCGATAGCACTAACCCACACATTAAATGCGAATGCGTAAACATCTGTTGATTGCTCTACCTTCTCGAAATAGATATAGCCCACAATAGGCTCATCGGTAGTGATTAGTGAACTATCGAATGGGATTGTGATTGTATTTCCTGAGATTGCAGCCTCAATTGTTTTGTATCGTTTTGTGTGCTTAAAATAGAACAAGCATAGTACTTTTGAAGCTGTTAATTCGTCAGTGGTGAATTTGAACACCGCTGTTCCTTTGTCATGACTGTAAATTTCATGATCTAATCTCTCAATGCCTCGATTGGTTGAAGTAATACTCAAATGTTTTTCTATTACTTTTTCCATACGTTCCTCCTTCCTACAAATAAAAAGAGGACTCGCAATGAGCCCTCTATGGATTCGTGTTCTTATTCTTCAATTTTCTTCAATTCGTTGAATCCATTAACGACAGATTCAATCAATACTCTCTTGGATTCATCATCCAAATTGATACCAGCTTTTTCAAGCTCTTTCGTTACGTTGTCGAATGCTGCTTGGAACTTGTCTGAACTTGCATTATTGACATCTCTGAAGATTTGCTCCACAGCGTTAACCACTGTGTGAGTGATTGATTTAGCTAACTCGTAGTTCTTAGCGTCTGTTTTGGCTTTTAATTCTGTCGTTTTAGTTTGAATGAATCCTTTCAATCCAGTGAACGCTAAACCAACTAATACTACTAATACGCTCACGATTCCATTGATGATTGTTGCTTGCAATTGTTCCATAATTATTCAACCTCTTCCTTGTTTGTTAATTTTTTTATTTTATTTTCCTGTTGTTTTCGCATCGTTTTTAGATACGGCTTAAGTGCTTCTGGGAATGGAAGTCCAAGAGCCTCCCAATTCTCAGCTAATGACACCGCATAACTGAAGATAAAAAATAAGCATGTGGTTACACCGATTTCTCTGTGCCCCAATGCTCTCGCATACATAGCAGTCACAATGACTACAGCGCAAACCAACGCGTGTCTTAATAGTCCATTCGTGCTGGTTTTGCTATCAAATCGTTTCAATTTAAAAGCCTTGATGTATCCGGAAACTACATCAAAGCAAATTAACCAAAACAGAATTTGAATATACGGACTACGCATCAGTCCTTGTAAATGCGTGGATAATACGTTAAATTCGACATCAAAATTTATCATCTATTACAACTCCATGATTTCTACTACAGTTTTGTATTTCTTGATTTCATCCCGTTTGTTTGAATTTTCTTGTTCCAAACGTTGAATGTCTTCTGAAAGATTTTGAATTTTTTGTTCGTATTGCGCTTTTTCTTCATTCATGCGATTAATATCCGCCTGCTTAGTAGTCACTTTTGTTTCTAATGCAGTGATTCTATTTTTAATTTGTTCCAATTCCATATTTGTTACCTCCTAATTTGTAATAATAATGCCATCAAAACACAGCCAGTCGCTATTTACATCTTTTACTACTACAATAGTTCCAGATTCGTAAACGTTTAATGTGCATTGCTTGTAATCTTTTGTCATTCCTCTTATAAACATTGGTTTTTCAGGCTTAACTGGAAAATTAATCTTGAGTGCATGCCTCCACGGAGTCACGTCCCCACCTTTACAGCTCCCTCTTAATTCGATTGAACCAGTATTAGTGACTTTATACTGAACGGGTGGATAATCAGTGCCATAATCTTGCCACCCGTTTAAATACGTTGCATTTTTCCACACATTTGTCCATTCTGACCATTTTCCATTTTCCAAAATTCTAGTGTGTAAGTTAGTTGAATTAAATGGCGTATATTGTTGAATACAATAATTAGAATCCGAACTGTGAGTTATTACAGATACATATCCATAATTATTAGTTCCTGCTGGATTGTGCTGAACACCAAAGGCGTGGTAGCCTCCAGCCGTTTTTAAATTGTTTAAATCGCCAGCGAATTTATTTGATTTACCATCTCTAGAAGTTAATACAAATTCTTGGATTGGGTTTCCGCGAGACAGTAACCCTTCTTCAGCATTAAGCGTATTGTGTACTGCTACTGGATAGAATGATTCAAGATGCCCTTTTAACTCAGGAAATCCACCAAATGCCCATCTACTGTCGCCCATTACAGCTAATACTGAAGATGAACGTACTGTAATTGTAGAGTCTGCAGCTTTACTTAACTTGTCCTTCACAATAAATTTTAAGTCATAGGATTTAGTTAAATCATAGAAGGCTCCACAGTCTATCTGTCTGCTTAATCGTTCTATCGTTTGGTCTGTGTACGAAACAGCATCTAACCATCGATTTGCTTTCTTCTCAGAATACTGAATCTTAATTGAATAAGAATTTTTATCAACTCCATTAATTATCACAGGACAAACATTTGCTAATACTGTTGCAACAATAGTCTTATTAGTCCCATTACCTGCACGATTAGCTAAGAAACCTAAAATTTTAGGAGCATAGTAATTAAGTACATTCACTTGAATCGATGTAGTTGCTGTTCTTCCACGCGAGTCTGTGACTTTTGCTGTTGCGGTTAATTCTCCTGTTTTGTTCGCAGGAAAATATCCTTGTGCTGCACGTACAATTAAATTATCCAGTGCTACTTCACTCGATACGATTGTTGAACCGTATGCACCGTTTGCTCCATCAATGGCCAATCTGATTACTGATTTATCTTTAATGAAGTGCCCTTGAGGAATCACTTCTGATAATTCGTTTGTTTGCTCAGAAGATGTGAGCGCAGCAATCGTTGGAACAATGTTTTCCGGTACTTTAATTGGTACGTTGTACTTATCTACATCAACACCAATCTTAGTATCTCCTTGGAACGTTCTTACAGACACATCTAGTGAACCAGTAGCGCTGTTTGTAATTCGATTAGCATAATCGATTGGAACAGTAATTTGAACGCTTGTGTCATGACCTTTACCCAAGTCTACCCAATCACTTCCATTTACACGCCACCAGACTTGATGTCTAAATTCTGCAACTTTCTTATCAATGTTAATTGTGATTGGTTGTCCTAATTCTGTTTCTGTGACAGATTTGATTCCACTCGATCTAGGAATGTTCGATAAATTAACAGTTCCACTAAACCAGTTGATGTTACCTTGGTCTGCGATGTTTGTTAATCTTGCCCAAATAGTAATACTCTTGGTTCCGTCTTCATTATGAGGAATTGTCATGGTTCCACTTCCGAATGTAACCCACTGAGAATTTCTCAAATCATAACTAACGTACTTGCTGAGAGTTGATTGACCATTGATTTCAACTTCTGCTAAAGACTCGTTGTTTAAATCGAACACCCATGTGCTAGCTCTTTCTAACCATAATTGCCACGATATTGTGGAAGTGTTAGCTTGAATATTAGTACTTGTTTCAGTGACTTCTAAAACCAACCTAACGTATCCGCTATTTGTTGTTTTAGATATTCTAGCCATTATTTACACCTCCTACATACGAAATCGTAGTAAACTCATTGTTAAATCGTTCGAAAATATGGTTTGCAATCGTGATTGTATTCCAGAATGTACCGGACACAATATTCATTTGTTGCCCTGAAACATAAGCAACCACACGGCCACTGTCGATGAACTCCATGCGTTCGTTTGTAATTCTTAATTGCATTTTCTGGCCATTCTTACCAACAAGTAATCCATCTTCCGAATAACTAAAATATGTTGAAATAGCGTTAAGAAGTACTTGAGATTGTTCCATATTAAGCTCTACAGCTTTTGCTCTCTGACCAATACCCTCAATTTTATCAGCAACCTCTAATAATCGTTTATACGATTCTTCCATGTTGCTGAAACGACCAGTCAAATCACGAATTGTATCTTCTGTAATTTCATTTTTACTGATTATTTCCATTACAGCCGTATACTGATTTGCTTGTTCTCGAGTTCTCTCTTCGAACTCTTTCTGCAGCCGTTTGACTTCTTCGTCATCTTTATTTAAAACTGGTTGCCATTTTCCGTTGGTAAAGATTTTAGGAACGTCTTTACTCGAATTGCTCGTATCCGTCCATAAATCTCCCACAGAAGGATTTTCGGGTGGAGTAGGTCCTATCGACTTGTTAACTATGAAGTCTTTAATCACGATTGAATTTCTAGCAATAACATTGTTATTTTCTAGAGCTTCACATATAAATGTAGCCTCTCTATCAACATCATTTGATGTGATTGTTAGTTCTCTTGTGGCAGTTTCATGTAACTTATTCCATTCTGTATCATTAGTTCCATATTTACTTTCTCTAATCCATCTAAAATTAAAACGATTAGTCATGTCCGTCCCTAGTTTAGAAACAGTTGATATTAATTTAGTCTGGATGTTTCCATTTTGGAATACAACGCCTGAAGTGGATTTTAACTCTAAAACAAAAGGCACTTCAGTAAAATCAAATAAGCGTTCCTTAACTAGAACGCTTAATCTCTGCACTTTTTCAGATATACTATCTGGATTTTCTGTGATATTAGTAATAGTGACTTTCCCAGTGCTGGGATTAGATAATGGTTTTATAATTTTTGAAACTCTAGCCTCCAAATGTAATGGTGGATTATACTCATTATCTACGATAGAAATTGTATCTCCTATATTTACACCTTCTGGCAGATAGTATATATCAACTTCATAAGTTAATTCAGGATAAGCACGTTTTTTTAACTGCTTTAAAGTCTCGTTAAATAGAGCTTGCTGAGTTTTAGCTGTACTCTGATAAGTGTCTGTAATGTACCCAGCATATTTAGCAGCACTCGGATGTCGTGTCCATCTTTCTCCTTCTTGCAGATCGTGTAATGTATCTTCACTAACCCAATACCTGCCGTCGTTGTATTTAAACCCTACTAGAGACACTCCGTCACCGTATCCGCGTAAAGCAGTTGCAAGATGTTCAATACTTTCTGTTTTTTTAATATTACTTATGTTAGAACCATATTCTAATCTAACTTTCTTTTTACTACCGATTCTTTTATAAAAGTTAACTAATTTCCGATGAATTTTGTCGTTCAAAAATTCGCAGCTAAAGTTCATCTCAGCATCAAAAGCTTTTGCGATTCTTCTTAATCGTTTAGTAGCAGTCTCAAAACCTTCTGTTTTAATAGTTCTCTTTGTTGAATTTGGAATTTCATTAGTTCCGATTTCCCAGCCTGAGTCGTAAGTAGATGCTTCAAAATATTCACTGAGTGTTTTTGGTTCATCTCCAATTAATGGCCATACAGATTCGCCTAACAAATCCAACCCAGCGTCTTCAGCGGTAATTATCTTAGTGTTATGATCTTCCTCAATACGAGTTATCTCAAAACATCTTGTTATATCTCCGTCCTTGACGAATATGTAACAACCAATAGCAACATTCTTAATAGATTCGCGAGTTTTATCTACTTTGAATTCGTAAATTCCAATCCCTGTGTCTAAATCTTGTTCAAATAAGTCATCGTATGCGATTAACTCTCCAACAGAGCCAAAGTGAAGCTGGCAAATTTTATTGTATTTTCTATCCGTAACAGTAATCATTGCCATGCCTCCTTAAATGTCGCGTTTAGTCGAATATCTGTGTTAGGCTCTGTTAAAATGCCAATCTCTGTTTGACCTACCTTTAAATCAAACCAAGAACTGCTTAAATTTACATATCGAATCGTTCCGTTAATTGTTAATTGTTTCTTTCTGAAATCAAACTCTACTACATCGGTTGGTTTAATGACTACATCTCCAGTTTCATGGCCATATTGGACGTATTGTCCGCTTGGATGGATGAAGCTAATCATTTTGTAATTTTCGCCCGATGTGAAACTAAAAAGAGGCGCTGTTGGAAGCACCCCTCTGTTATCAAACGTATATACAATCTTTCCTGTATTCGTTCCTCTGGTAGCATTCTTTTCTGTCTTAGATAATCCTTCAAATGAGAATGTCACTTGTAGTTGAACGATGTATATATTTTTATGTTTTGTAATCGAAGTAACATTGAATTTGAAAGCTGTATACACACGATTTAGTGATGTATCTGGTTCAAACTCAACATTTTCTTGCATAATCCATCTGTTAAAATGGTCTAAATCTGTTTGTTTAGTCGTATGAATATGAATTTCAAACGTCTTCACTTGTTCCTTGCGTTCGTAACTTTTCTTAAAATACGAACTTCCGTTTTCACGTCTTTGAATCGAATTATTGCTTTCAGAGAAAAAGAGGCGTTCATATTCTGCCACTACTACTTGAATCGGCAAATCCGTATTCTTAACATGATTAATACTCATTTCAAATCCAATCACAGAATCACTCCTCTCGCTCTCTCAGCATGTCTTTCTTTCATTTTCATCTTTCTAATAATCTCTTCTGCTAGTTTAGTAGCTAATTGAAGTACATCTTCATCATTTCTTACTATTAACTCATGAGGATAGATATTAACATTCACTCCACCATTATTTTCTAAGTGTGCTGCAATACCTTTTCCGATTCCTGAAAGTGTATGATCATTCAATGGAAGAATAGCTTCTTTTCCTGCTTCTCCACCAACCATTAAATTGTTTCCGTTTTGACCGAAAACGGTTGGCTTAGTCATGATACCGCCTTTTGCATACCACTCAATTCCAATGCTTGGCAATCCACCGCTTAACCAATCTAATGGATTTGCTGACCCACTGATACTGAAGTGAGGAAGTGGAATGTGTGGCCAGCTAATTTGGAAGTTGAAGAATCCTTTGATTGCTTCAATGGCTGAACCTACAGCACTAGCTGCTCCATCAATAGCTCCAGAGATAGCACCCTTGATACCCTCCCAAATACTAGAAGTCGTTGCGAGGATTCCATCCCATATTCCGGAGATGATAGAAGCAATTCCACCCATTATTGAACTAATCGTAGAGGATATAGTTTCAAGAACAGTTGATACAACATTTGATAATGTGTCCCATGCGCCCGACCAATCACCAGTTAAAACTTGTAATACTGCTTGGACGATTCCCAGAATTACATCGAGTGCTCCTTGAATAACTGTAGTAATTACAGTCCAAACTGTTTGGATGTAAATTGAAATCCCATCAAATACTCCTTGAATGAATGGAGCTAAGAACGATAGAACTGTTTGAATAATCGTTGAGATAAAATTCCAAACCGTCTCAACTACTTGTTGAATACGTTCATGGTTAGCTTCCCACCAAGATACTAATGTTCCGAATATGTTTTGGATGAACTCTGATACGGCTCCTACTACAGTCTCAATAACTGATTGAATTCCGTTCCATACAGATTCAACAGTTGAACCGAACCCTGGAAAGACTCCTTCAAGCCATTCTACAATTGAGCCGAAATTAGTCACTATAGCGACCGCTATTGCAATTCCTGCAGCTACAGCTACGATAATAGCAATAATTGGAAGTAAGCTAGCGCCCAATGCCGTTACTGCTATTCCCAGAGCCACAATGACTGGCAATAGTATAGCCACTACTGCTAACACCCCACCTAAAACAACAATGAATTGTTTCACTGGTTCAGGAAGATTCTTGAACCAATCAGCTAATTGCTTAATTGCTGGAATAGCTACATTGAGTATTGGTTCCATCGCTTCTGCGATAGCCGCTCCAACTTCTGCTAATGCTAGCTGAACTGCATTAAATTTCTGTTGTTGCTTATCAATTGGATCTAGAGTAGCCTCAAATGTTTGAGCAACTGTCCCTCCAGCGTCTTCTGCAGTACCTGCTAAGTTCTTTAACGAGAATGTTCCACGCTTGATAGCGTCCATCATTCTAGTTGCTCCCTTAGTCCCGAACACCCTAGATGCTTCTGTTAATGCTTCAGTTGAGCTGGATGCATTTTTGATTTTATCAATGGTTTCTTGTAATCCAGCAGATAACGTCTTTCCTTCCTTAGCATATCCAACAGCCGCCTTGCTCATTGAAGAAAGAGCAGCACTTGAATCTACACCGGCTTTTTCCATTCCGCCGATTAGTGTAGTTGCTTCATCAAATGATAATCCGAGTTCTTTAATTTGAGGAGCACCAGCGACAATCTTAGAGAACAATTCATCAGTAGAAACACCAGTCGTTTGACTAACGTAAGACATAGTATCCAATACTGACGTTAAATCAGTGACTGATAATCCATAAGCTTCAATAGTCTTCTTAGCATTAATTGTGCTGTTAGTAATATCAGTTCCGTTAATCTCTGAGAATTGGATAATACTTTTAGATGCGTCTTTCAACGCGTCTCCAGTCAACTCGAATTGCGTGTTGACTTCACCAATAGCCGAGCCGACTTTTTCGAAAGAGTCTACAGGTAAATCAACAGATAATTGATCATAGATTTTTTTAAATCCGTCTAATGCTTCGTCTGTTGTCGCTCCAGTTTTGGTGATGATGATGTCAAATCCGGCATCTACATTCTTGAACGCTTCTTGAGTGCTCTTTCCAAACTCAATCATTGATTGTCCAGCTTGAGAAGCAACTTGGGAAGCTTGTTGAAGATTACTCTGAGTGAGTAATTTATTTGTTTTATCGCTTGCGCTCTTAGACGCATCTCCTACTGATTCAAGTTCCTTCTTAACATTCTGGATGCTTCCGCCATCATCAAGCTTATCGAGGGCATCTCTTAACGCATTGATATCAGCCTTACCATTAGATGCTTCTTTAGCCATTAATTCTAATGCGCGTTCCATGTCCTTACTCGAGGCTTTACCATTCTTGATAGAATCCGTCAGCTTATCGCCTAATACATGTCTATACGCTTCAATATCTTTTCCAGTTGCTGAGAAGAATCGAGATAATCTTTCTGTGGATTTTCCAAGATTCTCTTGTTCCTTATTGAGATTAGTTAACTGCGTCTTGTAATGCGTTAATGTGCTCTCAGTAGTCTCAATCTCACGTTTAAACGCTCGATAGTTTTCTTCACCGATTTTTCCAGCCTTAAACTGTTCTTCAACTTCGGCTTGAGCATTTTTTAGAGTCGTTAATTTTTCTTTTGTATTTTCAATTTGCTTTGTTAAAAGCGTTTGTTTCTGAGTGATTAATTCGATACTGGCAGGATTAAATTTCAAAGCTTTATCCACTTGTCGCATCTCACTAGCTGTACTCTTAGCTACCGTATTCGCTTTTTTCAAAGCTTGCTCAAGTGGTTGAATATTTCCTTGCAATTCGATTGTAATACCTTTGATGTTTCCAGCCATTTTTTCACCCCTCTCTAAATTAAAAAGGCTACTGAAACCAGTAGCCTAGAAATTATCAATATCTTCCTGTGTCGCTTTTCGCGTTTTCTTTTTATTCTTCGATTGAGAATGAAGATCAACATAATCAGTTTGGAAGTCTAATGCTCCTCCGACTGTTAAATACTTTAGTTCATCAATCGATAGTCCGCTTTCCTTACAACACAGAATGAACGATTCAACTGTGAATGTCTCTTCACTAGCGTCTTCGCTCGAATCTACTTTTTTTTAGTCACAAACGATGCTTCGATTAAAGAAACGATGCTTGTAACAATACTTTCAAATGTTAAATCTGAATATTCGTTGTAGAATTCTAAAAAGTTTGGAATCTGTGAATTTGCAGTGAAAGCAAAAATCCAAAAGAAGCGATAAAACAATTCTGTATCGAACGCTTGAACAGAATCTTCTGATAGATTTTCCATAGAAAATTCTTTTTTACCTTTGAAAATCCGTGCTAGCGCAAATAATTCTTGAAAGAAATCTTTATTAAATTGTTTTTTATACGCTAGAGGAGTAAATGCATTACTCTCTAGCACGATTTGCTTTTCTCCAACTTCAATAGTTTTCTTCATTATGATCTCCTTAGTTTAATGCTTGTTTAACTTCATCAAAGAACTTGTTGTAAACTTCATCAGAAGTATTCAAGTTTGTCTTGTAGCGAATAGCTTTATCAGTCGAACGAGGGCTTGCTGTGAATTCTAGTTCTACTGTATTAACATCAGCACCATTCTTGGTCTTAGTGCTAAATTTAGGACGTTTAACAACCACTTGAGGTAAGCAGAAGCGTGTCGCGTGTTTATCCCCTTCCATTTGGAATAGCAGTGAAATTGGATTACTTTGAGATGTGCTCTTTTCTACAGTTAAATCCCCTTTATTTTCTAATCCATTAACATATTCTGCGAACGATTCTGTAACGTTATAGAACGTCATTTTTCCTGTGTATCCTTCGTTAGACTCAGATACATAATAGTCGATGTTATCAGCTTTTAATTTAATTTCTGTACTGACTGGATTTAATTCCATATCCACAGCTCCAGACATTTTTTCAGGTTTAGTATAAGTAATTCCAGTAGGGGTTTTAGAAACTTTCCCCCAGTGAACATTTTCTAAACCAAATGTAATTGTATTTTCAATTTTTGTTGGTGTTTGTGTTTGTTCTGCACCCATTTATAAATCTCTCCTTATAGTGTAATTTGATATGCTAGCATATACATTCTTTCATCGTTTAAATAAGTTTCTTGGAATGTATACGTTAACTTGTTTGTGTCGAATAATTGTTTCAATTTATCTTCTAACGATAGATCTTTAAATTCTGAATAAACTTCTACAATCACATCTTTACTTACGTGCCAAGTGAAATTATCTGCGTTAGCATGTTGTTCTGATGGATTATAATAGATAATATAAGGAAGGTCAGGAGCTTGCCCTTCCTGGAACATATAATACTGAACAGGTAGTTGTAGAGTTTTTAGCTGTGTATATAGTTTCTGCAGTGTCATCATTTAGCTTCCTAACCTCCTTCTTATTTCAGATTCAAATTTTTTAATAACTTCGTTTTCAATTTCTTTGATATGTGGTTGAGCTCCGACATTTCGCCCTCCATTCCTTCGGGCGTGTCCAAACTCAAGTAAGTGTGCTTTTCGATATTCTTTTGGTTGATAGATTATACGATCTCCACGCTTATTCAATTTACTATCCCAGTCATTGGCATAGCCTCCAGTACGTCTTGGAGATGCTCCTCTTAATTTAGAAACAGTATCGTCTGCTAAATCATCAACGATATCTCCTATTTCTTGAGCGACTTCTTGATTGAAATTTGATAAAGCTTTTGCAATTTCTGATTCGAGATTAAAGCTCATACTTTTCTCCAACCAATTCTTCACATTGCAGCTCAGTGAATTCTCCGTTTTCCAGCTTGAATGCTCTTCGGATAACATACTTGATGCCATCACATTCTAAGAAAGATTCGTGTTCGTACTCGAACCATCTTACTTGAACCACGAATACTGGCTTATATCCAAATTGAGCGCCATAAAATAGCATTGCATTTGTTACGCTTTTTTCAGTCGCAAGAATTTTTCGTTTAATCAATTCAACGATTGGATTCCCGATTTCATCCGTTCCATTAATTCTCTTTTTTATTAAGACAATCTCCTTATTCCACATCCACATCACTCCTTAAATTTTCTAGTAGTAGATTATGAAGTCGATACTGTAAATGTTTAGGCATAAGAATATTATTATCACGATTGTCGTATCTAAACGCTGCGTAATCGATTAAAAAATCCATATGATCATATCGATTAGTATCAAGTTTAATCTTCTTTTGTTTTTTAATTTCATCTTGTACTGATAAAATTAAATGATTTAAATACTCATCTCTAAATCTTCCACTAATTCCGAGTTTAGCCTTCAATAGAGCTAGTATCTCTGTTTGCTCCATTATCATCTCCTCCTAACGGTTTGATGAAAATAACTCCAGCACTATTGTCTCTAGTTGATAATTCTGCTAGTCGTGTTTTACTGACTTTGCCTTGGAAAGGGAAAACATCTCCAACAGCATATAAACGACCATTCGGAAATTCTTCCGAACAGTCGTTTACATCAGCAAATGCACGAATTACTTCGTACTTCATAACTTACTCCTAAACTGCATCAGTGTATGTTACAAACACGCCTGATTCTTTGTCAGTTGCTTTAGCTACGAAGCGAGCAAATAATCCTAATGTTTCTCCATAGATTTCGTTTGGAGTCCATTTAACTGTTGTTTGCATACGATCAAATAATGTGATGAATTCAAACGCATCACCGATGAAACCTTTCATTTCTCCTTCTGCTGCTAACATTTCGTCTGGAACTGAGTAAATCACTTTACCTTTGAAACGGTAGCCAGTTGGAGATGTTACATCTTCTTGAAGCATGTAACGACCTTGTTTGTCTTTCACTTTGTCTAATGCTGCGAACATTGAATCAGTTACAATTAAAACTACTTCATATACTGAAGGAATTTTCTTATTGATAATATCTTTTAATCCATCAAACCCTGAAGCAGCTTCTGCTTTAGCTGTCTTAAGAATTTCTGCGATTGCATAGTTTTTAGTGTTAATATCTTGATTTCCTGCATCTTCTTCAACCAATGCCATAATATCGTAATCTGCATCGTCAATCATTTCTTGTGATACAGATAATTGTCCACGATACGTTTCTACTGACCAATCAACTGGAGTGAATTTTGGTTTTCCTAATTCAGGGTTCTTTTCTAATTCAGACGTTTTAATCATTTTGTTTTTAGATTTGCTAACTACAGCGTATTTACCTGAGCCAGAGTTAACTGGAATAATACGTACTAATTTAGTTAAGTCAACGTTACGTACTTTTTGTAATTGCGGTTTTAGCACTTCAACTGGTACAACTGCACCACCATCAACGACTTTTAATCCATCTCGTGTTTGTCCTTTAGTACGGATGAATTTGTTTAATGCTTCTCTTACTTCTAATGTTTTGTTGTTGTTATTCATATTTCTATTCTCCTTTGCTGGGTCTTTTTCTTCTAATTCTTTTAATTCTGTTTCTAGATCTGAAATTTCTTTTTCTAAGTTTTCTTTTTCTTCTTTCTTAGCAGATAATTCTTTTTGAATTTCTTCAATTTGTGCTTCAACAGCACTTAAATCTTCATCGTTTTCTGCAGAATCAATAGCTAATTCAGTTTCTTCTGAACGTTTATTTAGTTCTGCTAATTCAGCATTAATTTTTTCTAGCGATTTGTTTCGCATTGATAATTTAGCTTTAATTAATAAGCCTTTATTTTGCATTCTTTAATCTCTCCTTTAGTAATTGTTTTTTAGTTGCTAACATTTCTTTTTTGTAGTTATCATAGCTTTTTTGTCGTGCTGCGATTTCAGTTTGAGGATATGCTGGGAATGTGCATGGACTAACTTCTAAAAGTTCCATATCTTTGACTTTTTTAAGTATCGTTCCATCATCTCGTTCTTCGATTTCATAAGCTAGTTCAATAAATCCAAAGCTACAACCATTTACATCTTGTCGATTAATTCTCGCATGCGCTCCAACTGCATCAGGATCTGCGGCGTTAATCTCACAAGCTCCAAACAAACCTACGTTGTCAGATTTTAGTTTTAAAGCTCCGTTTCCAGTTCTTCCTAAACAAATATTTGTATCGTGGTTAAATAGAGCTCTAACATCTGGATTACGCTCTAACGCTTTATCTACAGCCTCCTTCTCAATTAATTCAAAGAAACCTTCCCACAGTTTAGTTTCCACTCCGTATTTAATGAAATAGCCTTCGATATAAAGCTTCCCATCTTCTTCACTACGTGTATTAAAGTTTGTAGTGAGATAGCTTTCCCTTTTATTCATTATTCTCACCACCCTTCAATTTGTTTTGATTGCTTAAATCTTCTTGATTTAGATAATTTTCTAAAACAATAATGTCTTCCATTTCAGGATCAGGAACTAATCCAATCCAATCTCGAAGTTCATTTCTTCTCATCGCAGCTAACTGAACCATCTGACTTCCTGCAGATACTAATTCAGTAATGTTGTACGAATATAACGATCTTGGATTGAACTTGAAATATCTTTTAGGACTGATTAACAAGTCTCTTGTTAACGTCTGCGCAATTATTTCGGCAATCGATAGAATTCTCGTGTTAATAAACGTGTTGTATTCTTCTTTATCAAACTCTCCTACGCCTAAATAAAAAGCCGGCACTCCAAATAGGGCACTGACCCCCGTAAATGAGAATTAAATAAAAACACCTCCAAGT